TGCCACTTTTTACCTTATCGACCTTTGCCGTAATGGTTCCCGCCAGGATTTTCATTTCGGCCTTTACTTCTTCCATCCTGCGGATATACTTCTTCTCCCGTGGATCCTCGTAAGCATACTCGTGATCGATTTCCTCGTCATAAGGCGCTTTCGTGTCCGCAGTGAACAGTTGTGCAAATTTTATTGTGTCTGTATAGATTCCGCTGTAAATGCCGTTTATACTGATTGAGTCCCCCAGCTCCAGCGCTGGATTGATCACTACTCCCGAGGCTTCATATGGCTGATATGACCAGCCTGAAATGATGCTCAGGATGTTATCTGCAACCGTCTGGCTTCCCCAGCCGATTTCACATTCAAGTGTTCTCCCGGTTGTGTTCCCTGATTCGTAAACGATCTCGTTCCCGTCCGAATCATATTCTCCGGTCCTGATGATCACCTTTGAAAATCCATCGAATGCCGGCGCCACGGTCATCTGTGAAGAGTTTTTCCCGATCTGGTGATCCGGTTCTCCGGTTCCGTCCCCGACGCTTCCCAGCTGCACCAGGAGCAGTTTTCCTTCCGGGCTGATGATGAAGTTCCCCGCATACATGCCCGCGATATTCATCAGGACCTGCCGCATGGATGCAAATGCCGGATGCACGATCTGGTATGATTCATCCATGAGCGCTGTTGTCCGGCTGTCAATCTGGATCCCCATCGTCGTCGCGATCAGGTTCACCACATATGCGTCTGATTTCGGATATGTTTCGTTGTCGTCCGGATATGTTGCTTCTGCCTTCAGCATAGCGTCATACCCGTGGATCTTCAGAATATTGATCCCGTCATCGTTATTCGTCACGCTGCGGGTGTCGATGAAATATTCACCCTTCTGCAGCCATCCGCTTTTCACCGTGCCGGCGATGTTTGACAGCCGGATGTACGGCTTTATCGTTGCCATCCTCGGTATTGACGCTGACGGCATCAGCATCCGTATATCGATCTCCCCGCTCACGCAGCTTCCGATCACCGGGAGATCGTCTTTGAACAGTGATCCTGTCGTTTCCACACTGATCAGAACGTCTTCCCCGTAATCCACACCATTGATCGAAACTTTCGTTTCGACAGTATATTTACCGGCGATAAGTGCGCTGTAGTTTGTTATTCCTGATGTATTCTGCATGGTTATAGCTCCGTAAATGTCAGCACGAGCCCGCCTATCACTTTCCGGTTCGCATTCTGGACCGCCAGGGCTCCAGGCATCCCGCTCACCGTCATGTATTGCGTGACGTCTGTCATCGTCTGCAGGCATCTGTATTTTACCTTCAGCACGCCGGCAGCCACAGCATCACAGAACGTGTTGAATGTTGTTTCATCCTGCGGATTGATTTCCAAATTCAGCACGCCTTTATACCGGATGATAGCCACATGATCCACGCCGTCCATCGTCGTAATTCGTTGAGATTCCACCGGGATCCTGTCCGTTGAATAGCTGTATTTTTTTACGATCGAAGCAAAGCTCGTGTCATTTATTTCGAATGTGTATGGAATCATCCGTATGCCCTCGCTTTGTCTCTGTTATATTTTGCCGATGCTTCTCCGATCACTTTCCCGTCCAGGACGACCTGCACCGGGATCGTGATCACTTCCGGCTGAGCTTTCTCCTTATCCCGGTTTTTCACCATGTCCATCAGTTCCGCGCTGTCGTTCGCATTCAGAACAGTCTCGCCTCGGTGCAGCAGTGCAGGATAATTATCATAAGGGACATAAGCCAGGCCGGATGCATGCGCATTCCCGCCGGTAAAGAAGTTTGCTATTTTCCTACCGACTCCTACGAGATCATTCCATAATCCCTGTATAGCATTACCCAGCCACTGGATGATCCCATTCCAGATCTCTACCAGGCCGTTCCAGAAGTTCTGCATGATGTTCTTGCCGAGTGTTACAGCTGCGGATCCGAGATTCGTGAATACGTTTTTGAAGTTCGTCACGAAGCCTTCTAAATCCCCATTTATCAGTGAGAGCACCGACTTGATCAATGACATGACCGCCTCGAGGATCGGCTTCACGATCGGCATTATGGCACTCATGACCTTCTGCACGACTTCTTTGATCCTGGGGATCTCATCGATCAAAAACTGAAGAATCTCCATTATATACGGCATCAGCTCGACGAGGAGGCTGTTTTTCAGTGTTGCGATGCTCTGGTCGATCTTCGTGAACATATCATTCATGGCAGCGCCACTTTTTACTGCTTCCCCTGACATAACAAGCCCGAGCTCATTTGCCTCGTCACGCATGCTCTGCATGCCCTCAGCGCCCGCCTGGAGCAGCGGAGTCATCTCATAGGCAACATTATTCCCGAAAAGCTCCGCTGCAGCTGCAGCTCGTTCATTTTCGTCTGCGATAGACATGAGCTGATCAATTGCATCGTCCAGGTTGAGATCTGTGCCTTCCAGCTTTTTTGCAGCTTTCTCCATGGTGCTCATGGATACTCCAGAGAGCTCTGCTGCATAGGCCAGTTCCTGATATGATTCCGCCGTGATCCCCATCCTGATCGATGCCTTGTCTATCACGTCAAGGTCCGCAGCCGTATCCTTTGCCGCTGCCACCATGGCAGCCCCTACGGCTGTGGCTCCTGCTACGATGCCGGCAGCCCATTTCCCTGCAGTTTGGACGCCGGAGGCCAGCTTTGAGCTGAGTCCTTCGGCGTCTTTTCCTGTTTTTGATATTGAGTTTTGTGCTTCTGCGGAATCCACCATGATGGATCCGACGAGTTTAAATATTTCCATGATCCCGCTCCATTGATCCGATGATGCCCATCACATCCTCCACGACAGCCTTTTCGTCTATGACGCCAGGCTGCTTTTTCAGTGAATCTTTGAATTCATCGAATGTCATGAAATTCTGTGCTATCGGCACCCAGCGCTCAAAGATTTTTTCATCTTCTTCCCGCTCAAATGCGAAAGAGATCAGAGCGACCGCATCGTCAGCGCTCAGATCCAGGATGCTGCCTCCGTATCTCCGATATACTAAGTCTGTTATTTCTTCCCAACTATACCGGAGACATAATTGAAAAAAATTTTCAGGTCATTTTCTTCCGAAAGCGTACGCAGATTTTCGAACAGTTCTGGCAATTCCATCTTTTCGACTTCTTCTGCCGTTTTTTCAAATGGCCCGGCCAGCATCTTATAGATTGCTGTCTCCGATTGCTTCTCCGAGAGTGCTTCTAAGAGTGCCAGGATCGTATCGATCCCGACGTCCTCCAGATTCTGATCCTCAGAGGCTGCCACATCTTTAAGTATTTTTTTTAGCTCCTCCCTCATTCCGCTTGCCTTCACGATCCTCGCGAAGGCAAAAACGTCGGAGGTGTTTAATTTTCTCATATGCTTGCCTCTCAGCTTGCGATATTCGGATAGTAGATCTCAAACGGCGGCGTCTCCATATCTGAGAGAGAATAGTGGCCGGTAAGCGTCACCGGGATCACGCCTTCCGCCTTGTCTGCCACCGTCAGCGTCAGACCGTTCGTGGCAAGTGCATTCTTGATCACTATGATGATCGGATTCTGGCTTCCGGAGATTCTGCCGACCCAGGTGATGTTATTGATATAGTGTTCATCTGCCAGCTCACTGGATGCTACGACCTTTGTGTATCCTGCGGACGCCGTCGCAGTATATGCTGACGATGCTCCTGTCGCCAGGGCGAGCTTCAGCACGTCTGCCGTGATCTCCTTCACGTTTGCGGTCATAGTGACCACCCAGTCGTCGATCGTTTCAAGGCCTTTCACCGCGCCTCTTTTGCCGTCGATCTCGATCTGCCGGATCGTCGGCACCGCCGAGAAGGATCCGCCTCCTGCCGTTGCTCCGATGAGCTTTGCTGCCGCGGTAGCAGGAGTATCAGCGGCAGGATCATAGTTTTTAAAAAAGCACCCGGCATCCAGCTGCAGATGTTTTGGGGTGTTTGCGGTAATTCCTGAGAATAAAGGCATTTTTTATCATTTCCTTTCGTAAAGATACAGGTCAAACGTCAGCCGTCGCCGGATGATCTTCTCATCCTGGGCGCTCACATTGTTCCGCCTGTTTGCATAGACATGAAATTCGATTTCTTCTTTGATCGTGACGGAATGATCGAGGGCAGCTGTGATGCAGTCTGCCATATCCTCGCAGATCTCTGTGTCAAATCCGTAATCAATACAGTTTACTTCAAGCTCGCAGGTGATTCTGCCGTCCTCCCTGGTTACTTCTTCAACAGATAAAATAACATACTGCTGCGAGTGTTCATTTTTTGCCTGTGAGTAGAAAATATCAGCTTCCAGCTCAGCAGTTTCCAGCGCGGATCCGATGATCTCTTTGATGCTTTGCCTGAGTCTTTTTGTCTTATTCATCTGCCGCGCCCTCCTCTTCACTCTCATCAATGAGCGACTGCGCTTTCATCTCGTCCTCGATTGCGGATAGATACTGCGCTTCGATTTCCCTGATTTTGTCGATATTATTATAAACTGCATTTCTCAGGATCCCACGCTTCGGCTGCTTCTCTGTTCCGAGCTCCGACTGATCCGCCCACCAGGCTGTCTCTGCTCCGTATTTCGTATTCTCAACGCCGACGACCAGGTCGTTTTCCTTTTTGCGCACCCAATACTGGTACCTTCTCGTCGCATAACGTGCTCGTCTGAGAAATTTGGAGATTCCCTTCACTTCGGCGGAACATTGCTTCATGATGAAGCGGCCTACGTCCTTCATTGCTGCCCTGGTGAGCTCGTCGATGTAATAATTTGCACGATCAACGCTGCTCGTGAATTCCACGCCGTTTTTTGTGAATTTCGATACAGAAGGGACGCCCATATCAGTATTTTGCCGTCAGGAGCTCCGGTTCCTGGAACTGGTTTATATACACATTCACGATATTGTACCTGATGCCCTTGTATTCCAGGATCTCTTCATCCTCGTACTCATAGGCATCCGAGAGCGTGAATTTATATGCCAGCTTCAGCCCCGCTTCCTGCGCTTCCAGCTTCCGCTTCAGGCCGATGGATTCCACCTTTGCGAATAATTCCCGCTCCGTCTCCGTCATGATGCTGTCGCCGACAGCATTCACATTTACGGCCTGAGCGATCAGCTTAATCACATCGTTCTGCATCGTCTTCCGTCCCTCCGTATAGGCTCGATTTCCGCAGATTGTCCGCCTGATACTTAAAACTGTTCATATACTTGTCCGCCTGTGTCTGGTCCAGCGCTGCCATGCTCTGACAGTATGTTTTTATTGCCCTGGCTACCAGCGGATATTTCTCCGGATCCGTGGCCACATCCCGCGGCACTCCTGCCCGCTCGAGCTCTTCTTTTGCAGCGTCGATATTTTCATTGATTTCGCTGTCGAGCTTCGAATGCGTGATCCTGAGCGCCAGTTTCACTTTATCCAGCATCGCCATTTCCTGCACCTGCTTTCTTTGCGTTATATGCGCGGAATGTTTCTTCCGTCACCACAGTTCTGGCCTGATGCCCGACCTTGATCCTGGAATCACACCACAGTCTGCATCCGGCCTTTTTTGCTCGGATGCAAAAAGAAACATCCTCACCGTATCCGCTTATCGGAAGGAATATCTGTTTGTCCCGCTCATAAATGGTATTCATGAGCTCCGTCTTCATCAGGACAGCTGCCATCCCGCTCCCGTCTATCTCGAAGAGCTCGTCCGGCGGATAATCGTCATATTCATCCACCTCCGCATCTCCGGGCAGGCCGAGCCGGATCCGCTTCCATATTGCCGGATTGTATGGAGGCCGGCGCCTGAAACATAGCCCGGTCACATAATCACAGCCCTGTTTTGCGTCTTCCAGCAGCTTCTCCAGCAGGTCCGGATTGAAAATCATGTCACTGTCCAGCCAGAGCGTATAATCAGATTCCATCCCGATCGCGATCTGCGCGAGTCTCTCCCTGGAGAGATACACCAGGGAGCACTCCATAAACTCCACTGCAAGGTCAACACCTTCCGGCTTCCGGAGGTTTATCAGGGATCGCACGAATCCCGTGTCCATCTGATCCATGCAGGGCACTGCTACAAATACTTTCATTTTGGCTCCTTCCGGCTCCCTAATTGAGAAAAAAGAGAGGCCCGGAGCCATAGGCCTCTCTTCTGCTATCAGCGCTTTATCACGCAGTCGTGACGAAACGCACGATGCCGTCATTCTTTGCCACTTTGGAGTCGAAGAAGGCTCCGCCGCGGTATTTCACCTGGCCGTAATCATAATCCGGATAGGTGATCACGTTGATGTCCTGGGACAGGTTTCCCACGACATCGGACCAGCGGCCGAGGTAAATGGCATTGTTCGCCGTGGTGACATAATCATCCACCAGGACCGGATAACCCATGATGCGGCCGGTAAGGCCCTGCTCCTGGCTCTCCACAAAGATCGGCCGACCTGCGGAGTCAACGACAGCCGCGAGTTTGCCGTAAAGGGTCTTTTTGTTCACGAGGAACTTTGCCTCTGCATCGTAGGCAGCCGGCAGGAGAGCGATCAGATCGCACACGTTCTTGTAGGTCGGTCCTGCAGTGTTGAGGATCTGGTTCGTTCCGGTGCTCCACGGGGTGATCGCGACGATGCCGTTGCTGGAGTCGCTGATGATATAGTTATCAATTGCGCGGGCGATGTCGCCGGCGAGCATTTCGATCAACCAATCCTCAAACGCATCGATGGACATGAGCTTTGCGGATTCGGAGATTGCCAGGATCTTGAAGAACTCGAACGCACCGAGCGTGACCTTAACGGTGGTGTCCTCAGAGGTGGAGATCTGAGCGTTCTCGGTGTGCTTCGATACGCTGCTGCGGGTGCCTTCTGCTACGAACTGGATGTTCCCGGCTACGCGGAGAAGTGTGATCTCGGAGAGCATCGGAGCCAGCTTCTTCATCTTCTCAAAGAATTTTGTTGCGACTTCCGTCGGGATCGCGTTGGTTGCATAGGTGCTGGTCTGGGTGAATCCGGCACGCTCCTCTTCGGTCATGGGCTTGCCCTGCAGGTTCTTCAGCCACAGGTCGCGGTATTCGTGAGAATTCAGATCAAACATGTTTTTTGTTTCCTTTCCGAAAATTTCAATTTTTTTATCAGGCTTTACAGTCCCCTCATTGAGGGCCTTTGCCTCTGCTTTGCGCTGCTGGATCTCTTCCAGCTCTGCTTTGCGCCCCAGAAGAGAGCGCTTTTCCTCGATGGCAGCATCTACCTCCGAGACGTCTTCCATGGATTCCACAGCCGCGTCCAGCTCCATGAGCCGTGCATCGATCTGCTCCATGGTCATTTCATCAGGTTTCATTTGCGACCTCCATGTATTTTTTCTTAGCCTCTGCCAGTGCCTCTGCCTTCTGCCTTGCGCTCTCCAGCGCCGCTTTTGCTCTCTCCAGAGTGTCTTCCGCGCTTCTGGCTGTGATGCTGGTCTGTTCATAGGCCGGGAATGTGACAGCAGATACTTCAAACACGCGAGAGATCCCTTTGATGATCCTCGTCGGTTTATTAGAATCCAGATCCTGCCACTCGTCTCTATCCACGGTGAACATGAAGGACATTCCGGAAATATCTCCCCGTTCGACCGATGAATACAATGCTTTTGCTTCCGCGTTGTTCTCTGTGTCCAGGTCCACGCGGATATCCATGCCTGCGCTGCCGATCATCAGCTGCATCGTGCTGTTTTCATTGTTGCGGCGTGACCGTGCAAGCGGGATCATGTCGATATTATGATTAACCAGGAACTTGACGTCTCGCAGATCCGCGGCATCCAGGGCTCCCGGTGCGATGCGCTCGAAAAACCATCCGAGGTCCGTTGTCGCATCAAATACGATCGGCATCCCGGTCAGCATGTGTCCATGCTTTTCGTCGTTCTCCGCCCGCACATCGAATTCATAACTCCTTAGTTCTTTTTCCATTTCATTCTTCTCCTTCCGCCGGATCGTCTACTTTCGCAGCGTCCAGCCGTCTGATCAAATCATCTCCGCCATCAATTGGCGCCATGTTGCAGGCTGCTCTCCATTCGTTGATCGTCATGCCTCCGTACTGGACCACAGTCGCAAACATCTTGATCTTTTTGTCCAGGCTGGCAAACTGCAGCCGATTGCTCTCAAACATGATCCAGTTATCGAAACTCTTTTCTCTGGCCGTGAAGCATTTGCTTGTCAGCTCTGTGGAGAGATCTGTCAGGAAGGGCTCGATCCGCATCTCATAGAATGTCTGCAGCTGGTCGGATGACAGTGAGCACATAATGATCTTGTCGTTCACTCCGAAATATCGCTGCACGTTTTCCCGGAATTCTTTCATCTGGGTGTATGTCGCTACAACGGGAGACATGCTGATCGGCGTGAATTCCTGCGTCGCATCCAGGGCAGCGATCCCGCCCTCGTTCTCCAGCTGCAGGTAATCTTTGACGAATTCCTCTTTGTTGCGTTTGATATCTTCCGGGGAGAGCATTGCCTTCGTGCTCTTCAGGATTCCGCGCAGGTTTGCCGTCGCCTTCACTGCGTTTGCGATGCCCTGGTTTGTGGTGCTGATCAGTTCCAACGTCTCGAGGATCGCGGAATTATCATCCCCGACAAAATTGCTGTCGCTGTAGTCCTTCCGGATCACAGCAAGGTCATCCCACGGTAGAGTCACCTTCTCTCCGGTCTGGAAACTGAACTGGATGAACAGATTCCCTCCGTATTCCATCGCCTCAAACGATGAATACACAACCGGCATGAATGCTTTCGGTTTGCCTTTTTCATCCCTGTCAATGTATATGAATACGTTATTCCGCAGCTCGTACAGCGTGCGTATTTTGTACAGGAATTCCTTGCCGTTCATGTAAATGTTCGGCCTGTCATTCAGCATCATTTCAATCTGCTTCACGTTGCATCTGGCATTTGCTTTGCTGGTGAATTCTGCCAGCGGCCGGATGCAGGATCTCACTACTTCGGACCGGTATGCCTCCGTCCCGAAGGCCCGGAAGGTCGATCTGTATTCTCCTATTTCTCTCCACCGGGAAAGTGTTGCCATGATTTTATTTTTCAGCCTGCCCAAAAAGCCCATTTTATCACCTCACATAGGGAAGATATTCGTCTTGATGCCTGACGTAGCCCACCCATGCATTCAGCAGGCTCACCATTCCGTCAATACGCCGGTTTGATTGGATTTTTACCGGCTGGATCGTCTCGATCCCGTCTTTGTTCAGCGCTTTCACTGCCGTATTTGCGAGGCACCATCGCAAAATCGGATTGTTGTTGTAGATCACTTTTCCCTCGGTCAGAGCTGCACCCAGCTGCTTCATCGGCTGCGACCATGTAAACGGTCCCTGGGCTATCTTTTCCATTTCGAATCCGTAGTTTTGCATCTCCGGCACCCAGTATCCGGACAGGGCCCGGTCATAGCAGATCCACAGAGGCCGGATATCATGCTGCTCCACCATCTCCGTAAACCATTTTGTGACGTTGGAATAGTCCACAGCCGCTCCCTCGTTGAATTCGATCCAGCCCTGCTGATTCCAGAGCTTATACGGTGCCTCTTTGCTCTGTGTGTTTTCCAGATCGTCAATTCTCTTCTGCGGGAGGAAGTATTTTTGCAGGACATATACGTTTTCGTCTTCCGGCTTCCGGATCAGCAGCGTCGCACATGTGAGGTCATACACCGCGGAGAGGTCGCATCCTCCGATCGCGTAGCTGTGGCTCAGGTAATCGATCCCTTCTTCCCGCTCGTTGATAATAGCCTCCAGCGGCAGCCAGGCTGCCTTTTCCGTCTGCTTCATGTCGAAGTCCTTCACCAGGAGCGTCGGCAGATAGGAAGGATCGTTCTTTGCCCGCTCCACATCATCCGCCAGCTGTACATAGCTCTTGATTGTCCCGAGCCCCGGGTTTGCCTTCATCCAGGCTTTCGGGTTTCTCCACTCTTCCTGCTTGTCGAGCTTGTACACGATCGGCAGGAATCTGTCGTCGATGATGTTCCCTCTGGCAACATCCACGGCATAATCGTGCAGCTCGTCATACAGGCCTTCACGGTGGAATCCAGATGTTGTGATGCAGCCGATCAGCGGCTGCCTCCTGGCTTTCATGCCCTGCCGGAGCACGTCGTACATGTTCCGGTCGCGCTGCTCGTGGATCTCGTCGAGCGCTGCGAAATGGATGTTGAGCCCGTCCAGTGATTTACTCTCATTCGGCAGAGGTTTCATGACGGATCTGGTCATCCGGAAGGAAAGGCCCTCGCGTGTGGATTTCACGAGCGCCCGCATCTCGGAGGATTGATCGATGATGTTTTTCGCAGCGTTGTAAATGATCTTTGCCTGGTCCAGCTTCGTGGCTGCAGAATAGATCTCCGCGCCCTCTTCACCGTCCGCGACCAGCATATAGCAGGCTATGCATGCGGAGAGGAATGACTTCCCGTGCTTCCGGGCGACCTCGAAGTAATATTCGCGGAAGCGCCGGGTGTCGGTGCCCCGCTCCAGGAATCCGAAAAGCGCCTGGATAAACGCCTTCTGAAAAAGCTCCAGCCGGACCAGCTCGCCGGCGTGCTCGCCCTGGTAGTGCCGGCAGAATGTTTCGATGAAATCAATCGCATGCTGCCCGACATTTTCCGCAAAGTAAAACGGACCGTCTTTCCGATCCGTTTCCGCTGCCAGCCTGGCATATATTGATTTGATTTCCTCGCACGCTACGACCTGCCCGGTGCTGATCAGCGCGTTGTACTCTTTGATCCAGTTCATCCGGATCCCGGCTTCCCCTTTGCGACGAATGCAGCCAGGGCCTCACCGGCCTTGCTGGCTGCTGCCATCTTTTCGTCCGGGAACATGCTGTCGAGCTTGTTGATACAGCTCAGGAGAGACTTCAGTGCCCGCTCCTGGATCTTTGAGTATGGATTCTCGCGGTCTATCTTGTAATTGCCCTGCTGCATCTCTACAATGACGCCCTCGTCGTTCAGATGCTGCTTGCATTCGTCCAGCTGCACGCTGAATTCAGCGGCCCTTTTTATCAGCTCCGCCGCTTTGTCCCTGCATGTTTCCGGCAAGTTTTCATATATTTTTCGATATTTTTTTAAATACTTCTTTTCAAGTTTTTGCTTTTCATTAGTGTCTATATGTCATCCCTTCTTTCGCCATTTTAGGAGGGGGATATGCGCGCACGCCGTCCGGCTACGGAAAGGACCTGCCTCCTCGGTCCCCCGTGGCAGGTTCCGGAAATTTTTACAGGGGGGGATCCTTTCTCACCAGCTGGCCGGTTTCGTCGAATTCATAAGAATCCGTAAAATTCCGGCTTTTCTGGTTTTTGCCTCTTATCTTGTCAGCGACATGTTCTTTGAAGTGACACTCCCTGCATAGACTGATCAGGTTGTCAGGGTTGAGGTTCACCCTGGGATCATATAGGTTCTCAGGTGTCAGGTGTATCTTGTGGTGTACTTCTTCCGCCGGCTGTCCGCAGATCCGGCAGAGATAACTGTCACGCATCAGCACATACTCACGCACCTGCTGCCACTGCTTCGAGTGGTAGAATGCTTTTGAGAATTCCCTGGCCATATCATCGCCTGTTGATAATAACCTGCAGCCACTCCCATTCCGGATCCGTGTAAAGGCTGCGGTTCTGTGCGTCCCTGCGGAAGTCTTCTGCTGCCCGCACCATGAACAGCTCTCTGTCTTCCGGCAGCATCCGCATCAGCGCCCAGGTGTAAGAATCAAATCGCTGCCTGGCCACGACTGGCCAGATGCTGACGCTGTATTCTTTCAGCATGTGCTCGTAGCTGTCGAATTGTTCAGCGATCGCAAAACCATCAACCGGATGAGCTGATGCGCTTCCAGGATTATCCATCCGATACTCGCACACCGGAGTGTTGAGCATCTTGAAGGATCCTGCGAATGTCTTCGTCTTCAGCCCGAATGCCGTATCCTGGTATTTCGCGCCTGGCGTCTCGCTCCAGTTGATCCTGTATTCTTTCAGGAATTCGAATTTATAAATCCCGGTCCAAACTGTCGGAGGCGAGCTGATCAGCATCGACAGATGCTTCATGTCAAGTGCCAGAGGCATCACAGACTCGTTATGCCACACCTCCGGCCAATTCTTGACCTCGATTGTCTGCCCCTTCTGATGCCCTCTCCAGGATCCCTTCACAACGTCCATACGTCCGTTTTCAGATGCATCCCACAGGATCTCCAGCGCATCCGGCTCTCTCCAGTCGTCCTGATCCTGCTCGCAGAAATATATCCCTTTAGCGATCTCCATGCCTCTGTTGATCGCATATCCGGCTCCATGGTTCAGCTGGTGCACGATGCGCAGGCGCGGATCCGCGTCGATATATTCGTCGAGGATCAGTATCGTTTCCTCGTCGGTGCTCCCATCATCCATGGCGATGATCTCGATCTCCTTCAGCGTCTGATTCAGCAAAGAATCAAAACACTTCCGGATACAGCTGCCTCCGTTGTAGATTGGGATGACCACTGATATTTTTGGCTCCATTTGTTTCCCCTTCCCGGAAGGAAAATAAAGGGTGCAGGCGGTCTTTTTTCGTAAAGCAAAATCTATCTGAAAGGAGGTTCAGTATGGAAACCAATGAAAAAAGTGATTGTGCCGCCATGAATAACCTGCACCCGGCGGCTTGAAAGCAACAGGCGGAAGATCTGACCACTTCTTCCGCCTGTATGCTATAGCTTTCGACGATAGAAGGATAACACAGACAAAAGGCTTTTTTAATGCAACTTTATGTGAGGCCGAGATAATCGGCCACCAGATACACGAAAGACCTGTTCCATCGGAGCGCTGTGCAGTAATCCACATGCAGCACATGCGCAGCGCCCTGCATGTTATGGGTCTTCTTGAAGTATGTCATCTCAATCAGCCTGCAGTGCAGCTCTCCGTCCGGCATGCGTCTTGTCTTCCGTAGCGCCTTCTCCACCGCATCAAAGCGTTCCTGATCTCTGGGAGGCAGCTGGCGGATGGCAATAGCTTCCGTCTTTCGCTGTGTCTTTCCTCCGCCGCCTGTCTTGCTGTATCCCGGCGTGATCTGCTGGCTTCTGAGTTGCCGGAGCTCGACTTTATACTGCGGATACTTCCGGATCACATTCTTCACATATCCCCACCATGGCTCTCTCGGTTTGCTCATGTTTTTCTCCGTCCCTTCTTCGGCAGGATAATCTGTCCGCCTCTGACATCAGGCTTTTGCGGCAGCTTGCAGCGCATGTATCTGCTGATCAGCACGCCATCATCATCCCGGTTTTCTTCCACGTCCATGATGATGCTGCCATACTCCGGCTGTATGTCTTCCAGATCTGTCACCTCGATCGGCTCAGTGTAGATCGGCCGGTCCATCCCTCGGCAGCAGCTCCATGTGTTCTCCCCGGCCGGCCTGTCGTGCACATTCTCTGCCATGTATGCTGCCAGATCACTGTGATCTCCCCGGTTGTCGATATCCTCCATCTTGAAGGTCCCCGGTCCTCCATGCTGCTGCCATAGTTCTCTGGCCATCTCCAGTGCATCTCCCGGAAGGATCATGTGATGGTGCAGTCTTGCCGGCGCTCCCCTGTGCGGGCTCCAGTTTGCCGTCACCCATATTGCCTTCAGCTTTTTGCCCGTCTGGCTGTTGTACACCTTCCGGAGCTTTGTGCGGAATTTCTTCAGATCCTCTTTTGCCTGGTCAAAATTGAAATACTCGCTAAAATGGCCACTGTCGTATGACAGAGTGCAGAAAATGTCTCCCGCCTCGAAATTGCAGTTGATCACCCTGGCAAGGTTCCGGATGCTCCCCTTCTCATTCGCTCTGATTTTTTTCTCGCTTGAAGGATTCGCCTTTTTGTTTCTCTTCCTGCATGGCTCGTTGCTGTTGGAAAACCATGTTCGCCTCGTTTCCACGACGCGGCCGGATATGATTTTATACTCCATGAGCTTTCTCATACTCCCTCCTCAGTCTGTTTCTAATGTTAGCCGCTAAAAGGTCTTCATAGATACGCGTGCGCGCGTATCTATATAAAGAAGATCTTTCAGTTTTCAAGGTTCACTTGAGGCTCTCAGACAGCAGCACCAGCATCCTGGTGCCGTTGCCTCAAAGTCTCCTGTTATTGATTCATTGCGTTGCAGGTCTTCTGCATCCACTCCTTCATCTCTGCAGATGGGTCCGAAGCGGCAAAAACAGCTGTGATAAACATTCCCTCTTTTGCGATGATATAAATCTCTCCTGTCGCCTCCATGGTTCTCTCGAAGAGCTGCAGCTGGTCAGAGTAGATCGGCTGCAGATATCGCTCCGGCAGCACATAGCAGCCGCTTCCCACGCGGAGGATCGAAAAGAGAGTGCCATTGTATAGAATGCCGTTTTCATCGATCACGATCGGCCTGTCCGTTCTGCTGTCCATCGACAGATCCCACGTCTTTGGCACCGCTGTTTCGCGTGTGTACCAGCTGTCTCTCTTTTCCGGCCTTACGCCGAAGGCAAAAAGCATCGACTCCGTTGTGAATTCCGGCAGCCCGCTCATTTCATAGCATGAGAAACCATCTCCCACCCACTGCGGGCCGTCTTCTTGTTCATAGAGCACCAGCATTTTCCGCTTTGCCAGCACGGAACTAAGCTTTTTGAAATTCATGTTTCACCTCTTAATCTGGCATATCACAATAGATTTTGAACAGCACGGACAAGATTAAAAAATCATAATTAATCTGCTTACTGTCAATAAAGCTCACAATCACTGCCACAAACATCATTATTGAGAGCAAATAAGCAATCAGTTTCATGTTTCTGCTCTCCTGTTCCATGCTTCGATAGCTTCTTCTTTTTTCGCACGGTATAACTGTGCGCCACAGTGCAAACAAGAAATTTTGTATTGCTCTATTCCTAAATCCCGTAGATTCTTGTTCGGGTTAGGATAAACTTTAATCTGCGACCCGCCGCAGAAGGGGCATGGTTTCAATTCACTCATGCTCGTCCTTCCTTTCTGTATAACGACAGCAGTATTTTGGTGGGAAAAGAAAGTCGTCGATATAATTCTCGCACTCAATCTTCCCTGACCACCTCTTTCTACTTAAGTGAATGCATTTATCACACTTCGAGTCACGTCTTGTTAATTCGGAAATGACGTATGCAAACAAAACACTGAAAATACCTACGGCTATTCCGATGTAGTATTCAATTGGCATTTTCTTTTACCTCCTCTTTCAGCCGTTCACGCATCCACGCTTCCCATGAAGCCGCTTGTTGTAGTAAATGCTCCTGATATGCTTCGTCAGTCTCCTCAATAAAATGCCTGTCGATGTAGCACCCGACTATATTTCCATCTTTGTCTTCATACTGGAAACGGCTGTCCCATCCGTCCCCGAATAGTCCGCACGCTTCTCCTTTGTCTGATTCATTGTTCCAACTGCTATATAGTGGGCATCCTGCACATTTCATGCTCATTCCTCCGCTTCGATGATGGTTGGAGCATCTTCGACAGTTACTGCTGCATCGTCGAAGCAACTCGCGGCTGATACAGCTATATTCTTGTTCCACTCTTCATTCGCCATACGTTCAAATTGTCTCTCCATAAAATGGCACCGGTGGGCCCGGCCGGTGCCATCCGCTAAACCGGCAGGATGGGCATATTTTGAGCATTCTTATGTGTGGTTATGGTTTACATATGCAAAGGAAATCAGTTTCACACACGACGCAAACAAGCTTTTATGGAGATCCTCCTTTTTTACATTACAATTTAAATTTCCTGCCGGATGCTTCCTTAATTTTCAGACTCAAATAATGAAATCTGATTCAATTTTTGCTCGGCCGCTTTGATATTCATCACAGCAGTTTCAAAGTAGGCCGGTTTCAGTTCGATGCCGATCCCCCGGCGCTTCATTTTGATCGCCTGGTAGACCTCCGAACCGATCCCGAGGAATGGCGTGAATACGACGTCACCCTCATTGCTGTACAGGCGAATCACACGTTCGATCACCGGCAGCTGTAGCGGGCAGATATGCCGCTCTGATTCTTCATCTTCTGGCGCCCTGGCGTTCAGCGTATCCGACTGATTGATATCCCACCATACTGGACTATTCAATTCCTCATAGATTGGGCTGGCATACTCCTGCCATTCGCTCACCGGGAATGTTTCGTTTGTATGTGTTACCCTGTCCGGATTCTCTCCCGGCTTTCGCATGAATACCACATAGTCCGGGATTCCCATGCGGCTCATGCAGCTGTCTTTTTTCAGCTGCTTGTGCAGCAGGCCGAGTGCCTTTGTCCTCTGCATGGCCGTTACCGGATTCTTCCAGATGCAGACTTCCGCATGATAGATGAATCCTGCGCTCTGGAAAGCTCTGATCAGATCCCCTCTAAAGTCCTTTATTCCAATAAAGCCGTCCCGTTCCTTTGATGTCGGCAGATTCATACAGTGGATTCCCACGATCCTGCCCGGCTTCATGATTCGAAATAGTTCCTGAATGATAAAGCTGAAATGCTGGAAGAATTCCTCATCCGTTCTGCTGTTGCCCAGATCTCTGTCGCTGTTGGAATAGGTATAAAGGCTGGAGAACGGAGGCGAGAACACGGACAGATCCATACTGTCATCCTTAAACATTCTGATCGCCTCGCAGGCGTCCGCGTTATACAAGGCACAGTTCTCATCGATATACTGATTTAAGATTTCAACCATGGCGGTGCTATCATCCTTTCTCTCGGGTTGTATTCCGTCGTGATTCTCGTTGTGTGCCGAATCTCCGACAGTGTGACGTCTCTCATCAGTGACGTCATTTCTTTCTGCATCTCTTCCATGAGTTTTTCTTTCCGCTCGATGTTCAGGAGCATATTGATTTCTTTTTCTGATAAAATCACATATACATTTGTTTGCTTCGTCTGCCCGAATCTCCAGCACCGGCGGACCGCCTGATAGAACCGCTCATAGCTGTCCGACAGGCCGCAGAAGATCATATTATGGCAGTTCTGGAAATTTGAACCGAATCCGAAGATGGACGGCTTGCTGATCAGTGCATGAATCTTGTTATCTGCAAAGTCGATGGATGCCTTCGCTTTCGTTTCCGGGCTATCAGCCCCGCGAATCTCCACAGACTGATTTATTACCCTTTTCAGCTCTGCAGATTCATCGTTATAATCACACCAGATCAGCCACGGCTCCTTTGACCCGTTTACCAGGGCAGCTGCCCGCTCCGCTCTTGCTTTCAGAGATTCTTTTCTCGCCATTCTCCGCTCTTCGAGCGTTTCCGCCGGTATGACAAATAGCTCATAATCTGATGCTTCTGACTTCAGGACCATCTGGCAGATGATCAGATCCGGCAGATCAAATCCATCCACATGATATCCGAGATCTTCCGGGCTGTTGAAATACATCGCCCATGTCGCAAACCACTCCCAAAACTTTTTTGCACCGGATTTCTTCAGCCGCCATTTTGAAGTGTCTCCCCCGTCATGGATGAAGTACGTCGCCAGCATTTCTGCCCGGCTCATTATCCCGAGAAATTCGGAGGATGTTCCAATCTCAGTGTAGTCATTCGGTGCAATTGTCGCTGTGCAGAGCAGCTTGTATGGCGTCTCTGCAAATTTCTCTGTCAGTTCTTCCTGCGTTTTGCTGGTATATGATTTTAGGATGGAACTCTCATCCAGCACGACGCAGTTGAATGTTCCCGGATCAAAGTGGTCAATCATCTCATAGTTTGTGATATTGATCCCTGGCCTCACGTCCGCCTGAGATCTGCACGGCGTGATTTCGGCAATTCCGAACTTTCTGGCATCCCTGACTGTCTGCTCCACCACGGAGAGCGGTGCGAGGATCAGCGCTTTGCCTCCGGTTTCTTCCGTGACAATTCTCGCGTATTCCGCCTGCATGAACGTCTTCCCAGTCCCGCATCCTGTCAGGATCGCTGCCTTGCCTTTTTTGATTGCCCAGAGGATTATATCTTTCTGGTATTCAAAGGCATTCTCATTGACCCTCTCCCGTGGATAATCGAAGCCTGCAGCGATTGTCTTCAGCTCCTTCGTTTTCAGGAATTCCAGATATGTCATTGTTCTTTTCTCTCCGATAGATGCATCTCGTCAAACAAGCCAAGCTCGAAGATCCCTACAATTTCATCATCACTGTTCATTGCATAGATCTCATTGCCGTTTCTCTTGATGTACTCGGCCCCAATGTTTATCTGGTCCCCGCCCATGGTTACTACTAAACGTTTCATTTCTTTTCCTCCGGATAACCGCATCTCACCCCGCCATGAAACGGGAAGGTGATAGCGTATTTGCATTTGCCTTTGCATCTCAGATGATGGATATAGACTTCCCTGGTGATATAGCCGTATTTTCTTATCATGGCAGGCCACGGGCATTTCATCATAGAATCCGCCCGGTATTGTTTCCCGTCGATGCTGTCCGTGAGCTTTTCATGTCCCCGGCTGTCCAGTTCCATATATCGCTTCATCTTTTCTATTTCTTCAATTGTCGCCATTGTTATCTTCCAGCAGGTCCAGCAGGCTGTCCCGCTCTCTGATGAGGTATTCGATCAGATCTATTGCGTCCTGAATTACTTTTTTCACCTGGCGGAGCATATCCATCGTGCAGCGATAGTCTCCGCTCCCGTCCAGATGCGTCTCATATTTGAAAGGCATGTACAGAACGTTTTTCAGATCTGTCAGCACGCTTTTTGAATCTCTCACCGGCTTCATGGTTCCGGCTTCCTTTTCTTAAAACCGTATCCACGGCCGATGGCGAGTTGCCGGTCGCCGAATGTTTTCACGCTCATGTTCTTCAGCGCAGCTTCTATATCCGTGTCCGGCATATACGCCTCCAGAATATTGCAGCAGAAACTGCTGTTGAAAAACTTCACCACCTCATAGCGCCAGATCCATACCCCTTCTGTTTTTGCTCTTTCTTTCCGGCCGTCTTTGTTCAGCTTGTTCCAATCCTGCACGGCCTGCAGCACCACCCGAACGGCCAGCCCCCGGAGGATCCTTCCGTCATAATGGATTGCACATTCCGCCATCGGGACCTCTTCAAATCGCCGGCCATCCTCCGTCAGAATCTCCTTCTGATCTATCAGGTCAGCTATGGACCGTCTGGGCGCACGGTGCGCAGCACCCGGTTTGCTCTTCCCTGACATTGCTGTCTCCTTCCGTGAGTTTATGGAATCGGTCGCATACATCCTGCCAGTCCCGGCATCGGTAAGACTTTCCGCTGATGCTCATGATATATGTGCCGTCCGGCTGCTGCTCTGCTTCAAAGGCATAACCGTTCATTTCTCCCTCCCCATCTGCTCTGCATCATATTCCACATGCTCGATCTGCAGATCTTCATCGCAGCTGTAGTTCGGGCACTCGTCTCTATACCGGCACTCGCCTTTGTTCTCCATTGTCCAGAACGGGCAGCGCCAGTTATCACACGGCTTCATCCTGATCCCTGCCTCTCTTTTCAGATTTCTTTCCAACGAAGACGCCGATGAAATAACAGGCCACAGCCGTTGCCAGCTGGATGAGAATGATTTCAATCATGATTCTTCCTCCCGCTCCTCTTTTTTTGTTTCCCGCTCCTTTTCGGTGTGGCGGTGCACCTTATGTGCCTGCAGCTGCTTCTGCCACTTTCTCCGATAGATTCTGTAGGTCGCGTCCTTCGCGCTCAGCTTCGGCACGGTCTTTTTCTCTTCCGGATAATTCCCGCTCACGGCCTTGTCTCCTCCCACTCGTCGTATTTCATCCAGGAGGCATCATAGGGCTCGTCATCCCGCATGGCGGCAGTCATGGCCTCCAGCTTATCGCAGAGGCGGCTGATCCATCTGGCAACCTGGCGCCGGCGCTCCGGAGCCGTCATGATGATAATGCAGGCGATGATGTAGATGCTGAAGAGGATAAAGCCGATGATCAGGATCCTGTCCCAGATCGGCAGCGCCTTGAATAATCCCGGCAGCATTATCGTCCCTCCTCTCCCAGATACAGGAACCGCTTCGCATCATAGGTGATGCCCAGTGCTCTCAGCCGGACCTTTTTCTTCATGGCACAGACCGAGCAGGCAATTGCAATGCCTCCCTTTCTGTATTTGACGGTGTAGACCTTCTCGTTTATCCAGGTGTAGATCTCTCTCCCGCAATCCATGCATCGATAGGCCTTCCTTTCTCTGCTGTGCGTTACCGGAGATGTTACTGCCGTTACCGGCGTTACTGACGTTACCGGCTCGTCCGAAGCCGGTGTTTTTTTCTTCCTCGGCATGTCTCTCACCTCACAGTTCGCTCAGTGCTTTGGCCAGCTGCACCGCCGTGCAGCCATCATGCGGAATCTTCAGGTGCTTGTTGCACCACTTGTAGCCTTTACCGGTATACGCCTGCACTTCGGCGAAGGTGATGATATGCTTCCCGCCGAATTTAGCCAGGATCTGCTCCAGCTCCAGCCGGAATGTCTCTTTTTCTCTTGGCATTATTGTATTCTCCTTTATTGTCTGTTATAATGGAGATGTTCCGGTGACACATGGAACACCTCATACTCACAGCCGTATCGGAGTGCAGCCCGATGCGGCGCTTTTTTATTGCCGGGTCCGGATGCGAAAATGCATCCGGCATTTTTGATTTCTCTGCGAAAAATGTTTCATTCCCGCTCCGGCGGGATCTTTTATTCCTCCCCGGCCTCAGTCGGACGGAACAGCTTCTCAACCAGTTCCCTGCTTAGGACCAGTTCCAGGGCAGCCTGGAAGCCGTGCAGCTCACTGGCGATCATGGAGTTGCACATCTCGTCGCCTGCCTCTCTGGCATCCTCTGCGAGCTGCCGGTAATGCAGGATCTGTGCCCGAATCATCTTCTCCACCTTCTTCACCTCCTCACCTTCCTCGCTTATTGCACTACTTACATGTTCGATTTTCATAGGTTATGCAGCAAACTGCTCAAGTGGAACATTGAGTTCTTTACATATAGCGAAATACTCTTCAGCCGTGATTTTTCTTTTTCCATTCATCATTGCGGAGAAAGTGTTCATTGGAATGTTTACCCTCTCCGCTATAGCGCTAAGCTTCATACCGCTACCCAGAATGTACTCCCTGATCTTTATTCCTAACATTGATTCTCACCTCCATTCCAGTTTTTCTGAAGTTCTCTTTTAATATAATCCAGTAATCCTGTAATGTCAATAGTGAAGTTCAGTTTTCCTGTAATTTTTTCTTGATTTCTCTTTTCTGCTGTTATATACTCGTTTCAGAATTTCTGAAAGGATTGTGATATTATGGCAAGTATTCGTGAAGAGATCGCAAAGAATATTCTTTTCTATCGGAAAAAAGCTGGTCTCACTCAAAAAGAGCTCGCGTCAAAATTGGGCGTAAAAAATACCGCTGTCTCCAACTGGGAAAGCGGCAATAACTCTGTAGATATAGAAACTCTTTTCTCAGCGTGCGAAATTCTTGGTGTTTCTCTTTCTGATATCTATGGCCAATATTCTGGACAGACAGTGACTCCGCAAGACCTTAGCTCTGATGAAAAAGATCTCCTCCAGAATTATCAGACGATTAATCCGGAAGGGCAGAAGAAGCTGCTGGATTATTCCAGAGATCTTGTTTCTTCCGGAAATTATCTAAAGAGATCGAGCGCTTTAGCTGGCTGATCGAACAGAGGCAACAAAAAAATCCCCGCCGGTGAGGCGGGGAGAAAGAAGGAGGTGATGCGATGGGCAGGAGGGCAAAATACAAGGCCCGACCTGACGGGCTGCGGGAGGCCACAAAAAGCTATAAGAATTTCGGTCCCTCCCGGTATACCGGCAGGAAGCACTTCTACGGCCACAGCGATGACGAGGTCGATGCGAAGATCGAGGCCTTTGAGAAGGCAATGAAGACCGCCCCGGAAAAGAAGGCCCGCTCCTTCGGAAAGGTCGCCGGTGACTGGTGGCAGGAGAAGGAGCCGACGCTCTCCCCGAATTCCGTCTGCGGATACCGGACGGCTCTGCACCGTGCTGATGAGGAATTCGGCAGCATCCCCATTGACGAGATCACCCCGCAGCAGTGCATCGCCTATCTGAAACGGTTTGCCGCCCAGGGCTACAGCATGAAAGTGATCACGAACACGAAGATCGTGCTGAAAGGGATTCTTGACCATGCGTTCGCCGCCGGTGATATCAACAGCAACCCCTGCGCCAATCTCCCGCCGATCAAGGGCGCCGGGAAAAAGAAACGGCACGCAGCCGAGGATGAGGACATCCAGATTATTGAGAGGACCAAGACGCAGAGCCTCTTCGCGAGGATGAGCTACTTCATGCTGTACACCGGATGCCGGCGAGGCGAGGCAGCTGCCCTGCAGCAGAAGAACATCGACCGGGAAAAGAAAAAGGCCCGCATCGTGCAGGCGGTCGCATACAGCGACACAAGAAAGCCCCAGCTCAAGCTGCCGAAGAGTGAGGCAGGGTTCCGGGAGATTGATCTCTATGACAATGTGCTGGAGATCCTGCCGGAGTATGAGGATCCGGAGACCTATGTCTTCTTCCCCGACGGCCTGCCGACGAAGACCTATCTGGAAGCCGGCCTGAAGAAATATCAGAAGGAAAACGGCATCCGGGCAACCGCCCACCAGCTCCGGCACAGCTATGCAAGCATGCTGCACTCCGCCGGCATCGACGTGAAGGATGCGCAGCATCTTCTCGGACACAGCACCATCGCCATGACGCAGGATGTATACACCGAGATCGAGAAGGCGCACGGCAGCGAGATCCGGGAGACGGTGAACGCCTTCATCCAGGACAGGAAGCTGAACAAAGAGAAAAAGACCTGCCCCGAATGCGGGAGCAGGTATGTGAAAGCACCTGACGGGCATGTGTTTACCTACTGCCCGGATTGCGGTGAAAAACTGGTTTAACGGTGTCGTATGTCGTAAAAAATGTCGTAAACGGCTGAGAGGCCCAATAAACACTGGATTCTGTTAGGGTTCGAGCCCCCGCTGGAGCACCAACAGAAAGCCCCCGATTTTCTTGATTTTCCAAGGAAATCGGGGCTTTTTTGCACTTCTGACTGTTTCTTTCATTTGCTTATATTTGCCTTCTATGTCGTAAAAAGTGTCGTAAAAAATCAGATGAAAAAAGCCCTCTGCAGGAGTCTGCAGAGGGTTAACTCATTCTTCTGTTTTTTCCTGGTCTTCAATCTGCTGGACGATAACTGTCGGAGACGCATTTCCAGCATCCACCATGCCTTCGGCGACAATATACGCCACAACTGCCGCAGCCGACATAATGATGCCGGACACCGTTTCAATGGTTGAAGCATCCACTTTGAACGCTGCCAGCAGGCCGGTAACCAGTGCTACCACAGCCAGCCAGAACTTTCTGCTCGTCAGTTTCCGGATAAGATCTTCTTTGCTCATGATATCTCCTCCTTATGAGTTAAAAATCCACCTTTTGTTTTCACTTTTTGGTATGTTTCTTTAATGTAGTTCATCGCAGCCGTTCCCCTGCTGTTTCGGAAAGTTGGATGTGCTGAACAATACTTTTCATAATTGTCAATGTCATCTAAGATATCTTCAAAATGGCTCTCGGAATGATTTTTCCCTTCACACATCTCATCGTAGAATCTGAGGATACGGTATCTCTGTGATCTTGCTTTCTCATCTTCGTCTTCCTTGATGTGAGCTTTCAGAGTCTCCTGGACCTCTTTAATTGACTTCTGTGTCTTCTTTCGGTTGCTTCTGATTGTTGGGATAATTGTGATAATGGCGATCAGAATCGGAGCGATTTCTTTCAGCACTCCGAGCCAGAACTCAAGCCTGTCCATTGGACTCACCTCTTCTTCATGACCGCCATCCAGACATTCTGATCAGCGATCCCCGTAGGCTCTTGGTCAATCTTTCTCTGAAGTTCTCTCACGGCCTCGACAGTATTCAGCCCAAAGTCACCGTCCGGCACTCCGCAGCTGATGCCCATGTCGTTGAGGCCGCACTGCAGAAGGAATACATCCCGGCCCAGATCACCCTGCCGTAAAACTCTTGCAGAAATATCGCACAGTTCTGCCGGAGGCTCAGTCTGCAGATCGATCTGGCATGAATCATCACTGCAGCCTTCTCTCACCTGCTGATTAAAAAACCGCTGTGCAGCATTGATCCTATCGGCAAAGTTATTCACTGCAGGCCTTTCGTATTCTGCGCAGATTCGCTCTGTGGCCTTTGGAAGATCCTCAGTCTGACAGAGATACTGGTACAGCTCCGCATAGTCTCTCTTCAGCTCCTCAAGGCAGAACTGGCATTGCATTTGCTCGTCTCCTATGGAAACTCCTTTTTCCCTGGCAAACATGTATAGATGATCTTTCCTGCCGGAGTATGTCCACTGGCACAGGCCATATCCAAAGCTGTCTGCCATAAACTGCCACCTGGTAATTGTTCCACTATCTACCGCATTCGTATAGTCGAAATCCCCCAGCGTGCAGTTGTCCTGCACGTTGTTGCTTTTTAAGGCAGACTCACAAAACATATTACCCATCATAGCACAGGCGCCGACTGGTGAAAGGCCACCGGTACATAGGGCTTCATAGATTAATTGTTCACTCATGATTTCCCCTTTCGGAAACACTGTAAATAAAATGAGTTCTTTTTTAACTGTACATTTGATAAGCACTCTTCACACGCGCATGATCAATTGCTATATATTTCCGGGTGGTATCAATTTTTTCGTGTCCTAACAGCAATGCAACCTCATGAATTGACATGCCATTTTGAATTAGTTTTGTTGCCAGGGTTCTGCGGAATCGGTGCGGGTGAACATTCTTAACGCCAGCATTCGCGCCTATCTTCTTCAGTTGTTTTGCATGAGCTTCCCGTGAAAGGCGCTCTGATCCTTTCCCTACAAACAAGGCCTCATAATCATCAGTTCTGCTCTCCAAATATTGCTCGATATACATAGCAGCAACCGGAGTAAAATAAACTGTTCTTTCCTTGTTGCCTTTCCCCAGCACCTTGATTTCTCTATTTTGCAGATCTACATCGCGGCGATTGGCGTTCACGGTTTCGCTGATTCTGCACCCGGTAGTGAGCAGAAAATAGTAAACTGCTTTGTCTCTTGGCGTAATGCACGCATCTTTGAGCTTTTCCAGCTCCACATCAGAAAATGCCTCTTTCTCTTCTTTCTTGACTTTGATTGGGCTTAGATTCGCAGTCGGATTCATCTGAATGAAGCCCTCACGATGAAGCCAGCCAAAAAACGCATGGTAAATATTCCTGTCCCCGTTTAGAGTATTGTCACACATGCCACGCGATTTCTCAAAAGCAAGATATTGCCTGATATTGAAAACGGTCATCTGTCTGATTGGGGTTGGATCATGCTGCATAAAACGCAAAAGCTTTCTCTTGTATCTATAGAGCGTCTTTTTAGATCTTCCCTCGATATCAAGAGTGTTTAAATAAACATCAATCATATCAGCAAATTCCTTGCGGTTACCATCCACTTCATTTTGCTCAATATCATACAATGCCATATGATTGATCAGCTCTGCTATTACAATGTCAGCATCAGCCATAGTTAGTTTCGTGCTTAATCTGTTTTTGAATTCAGCTGCAAAAGCTTGTTTCGCAAGTATAGACATATCTGTCACCCCTTTGTAACCGAATTATAGACTATTTGTAGTCTATTGTCAAGACTATTTTTAGTCTTGACTGTAAACTATTTTTCGCCTATAATGGCACTCATTGGAGGTGATAGCTTGATTGTCTTCGTCAATCTTTTACAGCTTCTTTCTGATCACGGCTGGAGCACTTACCGGCTGCAGAAAGAAAAACAAATACCCAATGGCACAATTATACAAATGCGGAACAAAAAACCAGTATCAATAAAAACAATTGATAAAATCTGTGAATTGTGTGATTGCCAGCCTGGTGATCTAATGCATTACGAACCAGTGAACAAGGGGGATTAATCCCCCTTGTTTTTTTTCACTGTTGAGTTGTTTAAAGCTCCATTTAAGTAACAATCATTCTTGCTGTTTTTCGACAGCGTTACTAATGTCTTCCTCTAACCATTCTTTTAAAATGTCTTTAAAATCAGACATTCTCTGTATCGAATAAGAATTATCAAAATCCATCACTTTGTCTCCATTTAAACACCTATGCTTTTTTACAGTTAATCAGCATTGCTACAAGGAAATTGCCTAATTCTTCTGCCGCAGCTTTGATTGTCGCAGGGGCATATTTTGTTAACTCTGCTCCAAGGTAATTATCAGAACTTCCGCAAAGAATTTCAAACGTGAAACCAACCATATTGTTCGATTCACGAATCCACTGTGAAGCTGTTGGTCTGTCTACTTCTGGTGCTGATATATTTCCATAAAATACATTACCAAGGTCAGTTCCATATTTTTCGTCAAACCACGGCTTAATTCTGTTGATATGTATTTTTGCAGGGTTTATGTATGATTCTTGAATCTTATAGTTTTCGCTATCAGTATCAGAGTCAATGGGGATTATTGTTGTGCAAATTTCATACCATGCAGATGTATTTGTACCATTTGTGTGTAAGTCAATCGCAAAAACAGCGTCATAATTATCACGCAGAAATGCTATCATTTGCTTTGTCTGCGCTTCTGAAGCTGGTGCTGTTCCTTTATAATTGATTCCACCAACAACAGATGTTTCGTCATCATAATCTGCCCAATCGTATGTAGGAAAGTTTCTATTGAGATTAACGCCATTTTCATTCCATCTTGACGTATTCAAGAATCCCCACGGATTTGTGATTGGAACAAACACGATTTGGCAGTTTGTTCGCAGATAAGACAAAACAGGATTTTTCGTAGAATTATGCACAAGATCATACATCAGATAGTGCATTGCATACGCAGACATTTTTTCGTTTCCGTGCATACAGCACAGAATGGATACCTTTGGCAATTTTAGGCCACCAGAAATATAAAGTCCGGCGGGGACTGTAGAATACTGATACGCATGGTATGTGTCGTAAGCAACACCAAGGTCTTTTTTTGTAATATACCCATTGCTTGCAGTAACAAGTGCATCGAAAGCAGCATGAATTGCGTCAATGTCTACCGTTTCGTTTGTCCACCCTGTTTCATCGGTATGTTGCCCTTCATAGTAAACATCAACAGGGTTTCCAAATGCTGCTGCATTTTTCTTGCTATATTTGTTATCAAAATCAACAGCATAAATATCTATGCTTAATGCTTCTACCAAACTATCATTCGGTTCATAAACTGGATTTGTTTTATAAATGCCAATAAAAATAGTGCAATCCTGTTCTACTGTTATGTTATGATAACCAAATCCGATATAATAATCCATTGCGGTAGAAGAATCATCAATTTTATAACCAAATTGCATTTCCACTCTATTAGATACAGGCGCAATGATTTTGCTACCCTTTTTTACTTTACATGAAGTAAACATTCTGGTGTTATTAACAGCTATTACTCCTTGAGCATTAAACGCACCAATTCTCCAGAACAATTTATGTGGGTCTGTAATATGGGTTATTTTTCCTGTGATTTCATTTACATCATTTTCAAGTGAAGAAACCGTTGAATTAATATCATCAATATCGTATAAACCATTTTTTATTAGTGAATATGATGTACTAACTGTTGAGTTTACTATTAGATAGCCTTCCTGTTCTGGAATAACTATTTCTGCATTAACAAGGTTGTTTACTGAAGAAGAAATAATTTTATAATCCTTATCCGTTAGACACCACGGTTTAGGGGTCGTCCCACCTACTGCTGTTATTGTAAATATATCAGTTTTTTTGCACGGAACAACAATGTGACAAAAACCACTATTCAAAACGGGAGTAGTATTAACAATAGAACCAACTGCTCCATTTGTTTGTATATAACTGCCCACAATAAAAGCATTGGTAAGGTTTTCTTCTGGTTTAGTTAAAGATTCCTTTAAGTCACTGACGTCATCTCCCAAAACGTCCGCTTTGCAGTTTGCCCCGGAGCCTGAAACGGTGATCGTGCCGCCGGATGCAATCGGTGCCGTTGCGATGTACAGCGTCCCTCCCAGGAAGAAACGATCACCCACAGCATACGCTTTCGAGGCCGTCGTCGTTGCTTCTGTTCCAGCGATCGCTGCAGCCGGCACCGCGCCGTCAGCGCCTTTCGGGATCGTCAGATTCAGGACCGGTGCTGCAGCTGTCCCGGTGATCGTCGCAGCTGCATCCGTGCCGGCAGCGCCTGTCGTTACGGTCCCGATCGTGAATGCCGGCGTTGCACCGGTGTCGCCTTTGTTTCCTTTGTCGCCTTTGTCTCCCTTGTCTCCCTTGTCGCCTTTCGGGATCCCCAGCGTCAGCACGCCGTCAGCGTAACTGGCCGTGGCTGAGGATCCGGCTGAGAGCGTCGAGACATTGACGGTCATGTTTTCCAGATCGTTGATCACTTCCGGCAGATTTGCCAGGAGTGCGCAGAATTCTTCATAGGTGCCATTATATCCGCCCTGCACTGCGGCACCATATGCGGTTACTACACCGGCATTTTTTCTTTCACTCATGCGTAAATTACCTCCAGCTGTCCGGTTTCTTCATTTACTTCAAAATCCACATCTTCTCCGATGTGTCCGGCTACTGTGACATACATGCAGCCGTCGCTCTGATCTACTTCGAAATATACATATCCGGCATATTCCGCGCCCTGCTGTGCAAGGCCTGCCCAGTGTTCGGCATTATCAGTGTCTTCCCCTGTCCGGGTGCCGGTGCCGCCTTTCGCCCAGCTCTGGGCGAGCGTCGCAGAATCTGCTGCATTGTCTTCGTAGCTTTTCGTATTCTGTTCCGATCTCTCTGCAGCGTCCTGCGCGTCTTCCGCTTTGCCCTTGGCCGTTTCTGCTGCTTCTCTGGCTGTCTCGGCCCGCTCGGCGTCTGTTGTGATATTCGCTGCAGCCTCGATCAGGTCCTCGATCATTGATTCATACGGCTCCGGCAGCTCGCCTTCCTGGTCGAGAGATCTGCTGATCCGTGTCGTGTAGATCACAGATTTCGCGACCTTTGAATCCACTACATAAGACAGCTGCGCTTCCCCTCTGCCGGTATACTGCACGTCAGTGTCCTGGATCACCCACACCAGGCATCCGGAGCTTGCCGTGGCCGTCGCGCATACATACGGCTGCTCGTCTCCTGGCCTCTGATGTACCAGGACAAATGATCCTCCCTCTCCATACAGTTCCGGCCAGTCTCTGACGTCGAAGCGCACGCCCTCGACGTCATTTTCGCCGGTCCGCCCGAGAGGGATATCAGAATCCTTCTTCGCGCATATGCATCTCATTTTTCTGCCTCAGTCTGTTCCGGCTGGATCACTTCCAGCTTTACTTCTTCCTGTTTTACTTCTTCCGGTTTGTTTCCGGCCTGCATGCCTTTCTGGATTGCGACCTGGAGTTCTCTCACCACAGCGACGAGGTGATCCATCCCATCAAAATCAACCGGGTGGATCAGCTTCAACGTATTAATGCAAATTGCAAGCGTTTCCACCGGCACCAGGATAAACTGTTTGTCCATCGTTCTGTTCTGCTGTTCGTTCATGTTGTCCTCCTTATGGCTTTAATATAATTTTGACAGCTTTATTTTCATCAATTGCTCCCGCAAATGTATGAAACTCTGGAAATCCCTCAAGAGGAAGCTCTGAAGGATCAGCGAAAATCTCCTCAATTTCTCCCAGGTTTTCCCCCAGGATCCGGATGAATGCAGTCGCAGGGTTCGGAATCGTTACCGCATAATCACTTTCGAACTGCTTTCCCGTTGCTGTTGTGATCGTTATCATTTTATCCCCTCATTGTTTCTTTATTGGAACGTTGGATTCCCACTTGACCAAATTACTTTTGCAGTATGGGCAATTGAGCCATTTATTACAAAATAACAATCTCGCTGCTTTGAACCATACGGGCCGGTTTTTTCATCTGACCAATAATAATAGGAACTGACGCCACCGCCTTGCGACGCTCCTATTGCCAAACACGCTTGTACAAGGTATGTTACGTCAATATCATGTGTGGTGGTATAACCACCTTCTGTTAGATTTACTGCTACATATCCCGCACTGCCAGTCCACTTATAGTATTGGATGGTATATCCATAGTCGTCATAATATGTCCCAGGAGGATAAGTACCACGTGCAACGGTTCCTCTCGGTATCGCCGCTCGAATTATAGATGTATTCCCATTACTAAGAGTAGCTTGTATCCTTGCGTATTGGGTTGAACTTGTTGAATAGATACTACTCGCAACGAATGCGGCTTGATAGTTATACGTATCGTTTAGACTTGACGTTGTTAAGCCTTCTGCACGCGAAACCGTCACATTACTTGATGCAGGTGTAACGCTCTTCTGCGCCAATATAACCTTGTTTGAACCGCTCCCATGGGCGACCTGCATCGTCACCGTTGACGTTGTATTCGTTACGGTTTCCAAGTAAATGGAGTATGTATCGGACGCGCTGCCTCCATTGCTCAACGTCGCCGTCGCTGTAATTGTTGCATTATCGGCTGCAGCCGGCACCTGTGCCCCAGTGATAGATACTGTTGCCGTTACCTGTCCTGATGATTCCGGCATCTTTACGCGGATGTCTTTTATCTTTGCTCCAGTGCTATTTCTTACTTCAAGACGCCCATATGTAAAGCCGCCCGTTGTATAGTGATAGCTTGATCCCGTCATATCACAGTCGAATCCGGAATCAAAGTCTGAGTAATTTGTCGCGTTGCAGTACAGAACAGCTCGGGATGCTACCGTTACAGCCGCCACACCATCCCGATATGTCTGTGTGTCGGCAATGTTAAAAGACCGGTCGTCTATGCTTGTCCTGTTGTGCGGGATTCCGATTATTATCTTTCCGTTTTGTTCTGTAAATGAATGATAATGATCATTGAGGTGATACAGCTCTTCTCCGCTTGAATTTTCTACGCTGAAGGTCCTTGATGCTATAGAGCTCAAAGCATACACGGATCCCGCTGTGAAGTAAGTAGGATATGTGCTTGTCCCGCTCTGTGTTGCCATATTAAACAGGTCCGCATACCCGAGACTCAAACAAGCGCCGAGGCTCAGCTGTCCTGTTGGCATGCTTCCTGAAAGCCCTGCCGTCACCGTCCCCAGGGAGAGAGCAGCCCCGCTCACTGTTCCCGCTCCTGTTGTTGTCGCCTCGTATTTGATATTTCCGGCATACACATTCCCGGCAAATGTCCCAGAATTCGCGCTCAGGTTCCCGTTTGAATCGACGTAGAAATTTCCGCCGATGCTGATGGATCCGCCCTGGATCGCCAGGCTTTTTGCTGTCACATATCCGGCACTCGTTACCTGGAACATCGGATTCCCTTGCCCGTCGTCTCCGATTGAGAGCGATCCACCCGTCACCGTCAGCGCAGAGGCGCTCACGTTGCCGTATGGATCCACGAGGAACTTCTTCCCGAGCTGGATCCCGTCCGTTCCGAGATAGACGCCTGTGTTGCTTGTCTGGCTTCCATAGCTGCTGATCGTGTGGTATATCGCATCGCTGCCGATATTGAATCCGCCGATCAGGCCGGAGTTTGCCTGGATCTCGCCTTTAACATATGCACCATTCGCGTTTACAGTGAGGATTGGCCCGTTTTCGTTGAATACGTTCCACTGCGAATCTGTAACTGTCCACCCAAATGTCTCGCCACTTTTTACCTTATCGACCTTTGCCGTAATGGTTCCCGCCAGGATTTTCATTTCGGCCTTTACTTCTTCCATCCTGCGGATATACTTCTTCTCCCGTGGATCCTCGTAAGCATACTCGTGATC